CACACCAGTGCAATCCCATCTGAGAAGATGAACCGGGCCACATTGTGCTTTTGGGAGCGCGAACAAGCTGAGACAGAAGAATCGGCCGAATACGATCGGCTTTACTGGAAGGAATCTAAAGGCCCTAAAAGGGACTATAGATCTTTCGTAATTAACGATCGGGATAGGTCGACGATTGTCGAGTACAAATACAGAGACGGGGAATTTGGAACATGGGCTGATGATGACACTCCTATGGATTTCACCACAGCCCCAGAGTTCCCACCACTACACCAAGAGGTGGGAGATATTCCTCTAAAGGATGAGGCGGCAAGTGAAGTTACCAAGAAAACTGGAAATTTTACAAAAGCCAGGACCTCTCCTGGCTCTACGAACTCGGGTGTTACACCCAAAGCAAAGAAAGTTCCCAAGAAGAAATCTTTAACGTGTGGGGGTATTGCCATCACTACAGTCCCAGTGGAGAAGAAAAGACGACGAAAGCGCTCGAAAGCGCCCGCCAAAACTTCCCCACCAGAGGTCTTGCAGAGTGGGCTTATCCCAATACCGGAGCTGCAGCAGAAAGGCTCAGCATCCGCGAACACTCAAAACGATTCCGACCAACAATCGGCCCCTCGGCGAGCCTTATCGCGCAGACAAGCAAACTTGTACAACAAGATTATGCGTCGGCGCGATATCCAAAGATACCTGCTGCGTTCGCAGCCGGTGGATGGCTACGCCCTGATGTCATCTATCCTCGCGTATTGTACTACGCCCGGAATTGCGTCAACAGGGACTCCAACCCTGGAATCCCTCTTATTAGCATCGCGCGCACAAACGGCGCGATCATTGACTCAATAATGAGCTTATTGGCGGACGCAGTGGTAGCTAGGTTGAAGTTACTAGCTACTGGTGATGTTGGAAATAAAACTCCAATGGAGCTAGTCAGATATGGCTACTGCGATCCGGTGAGGGTATTTGTGAAGAACGAACCTCATAAAAGAGAGAAACTCGCCTCTGGTCGTGTCAGATTGATAAGTAATGTTTCCTTGGTGGATCAATTGGTTGAGCGATATTTATTCAGTTCCCAAAATGAAGCCGAGATCAAGCACTACACAGAGATACCATCAAAACCGGGCATGGGCCTGCATGATGATGGGATTTCTGAAATCTATACATCTGTACGACAACTAGGATCAGACCTCGCTGAGGCTGATTTTAGTAGCTTTGATTGGACAGTCCAGGAGTGGGAACTCCAAGCTGATGTCTCCAGACGGATTGACTCGCTCGGAATTAATCCCACTTCTTCACTAGCCCAAGCAATGACAAACCGGGTACATTGTTTATGTTGGAAAGTGTTCATCTTATCGGATGGCACCGTACTCGAACAACAGAAGCCGGGCATTCAGGCCTCTGGGTCCTATAACACTTCATCTACTAACTCATGGATACGTGTATTCCTCGCCAAACTGGCTGGAGTTGAGTGCATTGCCATGGGAGACGATAGTGTTGAGGTCTATTCAGAGCGAGCTCGAGAGATATACACTGCGTATGGGCACATATGCAAGGTATATAAGCGAGCCTCACCAGAAAATTTTAACTTTTGTTCACAGACTTTCACTGCGAACACAGCGTTTCCAGAGCAGCCCTGGAAAGCTTTGACGAAACTACTCTATTCCAAGGAGAAGTTACCTGAGAAGCAGCTGCTGTATGAACAGTGGAAGTATGAGAATAGGGCGAACCCTATGATAGAAGAGCTAATTGCTATCATAGAGTTTGTACAATTCCTTTCGTAAAATCCCTATTGTCTCGCGCCACTTCGGCTCCAAAACTGTTATTTCAGTGCTAAACAAAACGCCGAGAGACTGCACGGAAGCCCGTACTTGCGTGTGGTTAGCGAGGGACAGTCCCCGCCAGCATTCGGGCATACAATACTAATGCCACCCAAAACACGAAGAAGGAGAAAAGCCGGAAGTAAATCCGGTGGTCAGAAATCTCTGGCCGCGAAAATCGCCGCTATGCAGGTAAGCGCGCCCAAGCAAACACGACTTGGGCGTGCCTTGCGTGTAGGGGGCGGGTACTTAGGAGGTCTGGTTCCATTCATAGGACAAGCCAACGGCACTGCAGCCGGGGCTGCGTTCTCTAAATGGTTGGGATCAGGCGCCTACTCAGTTGAGAGTAACTCCCTTGTACAGAAGTCAGTAACCCAGAACGTACCAGTCATGCATTCTGGGGGAGAATCCGCATTAATTCGTCACCGCGAATACATCGGAGACGTTCGGACTTCTGGTACGGCCAACACTTTCAGCATTGATGGTTACGCACTCAATCCAGGAGTTGAAACAACATTTCCTTGGTTGGCCGGTGTTGCAGCTCAGTACCAAGAATACACTTTCAAAGGTGTAATCTTTGAGTTTGTAAGCACCTCTGCCGATGCCTTGAACTCCACCAACACAGCCTTAGGTACTGTGTTGATGGCTACTCAATACAGGGCTACTGCAGATGCGTTCACGAATAAGTTTGGTATGAACAACCAGCACTATTCAAACGACGGCAAGCCAAGTGACAACTTGTGTCACCCTATTGAGTGTGATCCAAAGGAAAACCCGTATCGAATCCAGTATGTCCGTACTGGATCCGTGCCAACTGGAGAGGACCCCAAGACTTATGATTTGGGAACCTTCTATATTGCGACTACGGGCTTCCAGGGTACTAGCGTCAATGTTGGTGAGTTGTGGGTCTCTTATGAGGTTGAGCTTCGGAAACCAGCTATACCTACGACTCTCGGGTACTCCGTAAATATGTCACATTACACAGCGAACGCATACACAGATGCGATACCGTTGAATGGATGGTCATTGGAGTACGATACCATTGGTCTCGAAAGAAATGGAAATGTAATCACATTCCCAGAGAACTTGGTTCCGGGATTGTACATGTTCACGTTCGCTTGGACCGGTGACGCCACGGCTGTCATTGCTCCCGCGTTTACCATGTCTGGCATGGATAGTTCCACCATCTGGAACGGTTCAACTGCTAGTAGAGTTCACGCGGCCAACGGACAAACCGTTAGTTCCTATGTTATAGCGCTTACCGCGTATATCTCAGGATCTAGCGCGACTTTGACAGTTGGAGCGGCCGGTACGCTGCCAGCAAACGGAAGTTATGGTGAAATTTTCGTAACTCAATTGAACACCGCGCAGCAGGGTTAATACTGCTGTTTAACTGACTTTAAACCGAGCAACCTTTCAGTCCAGCTCATAGAACACGGTGGGGTTCCGACCAAACCCTCCCTCCAGTCCGG